TGAACCTGATGTTCGCGGACTGGGCAAACCGTGGCCTAAACCTTTGGACTGTTAAGCAGGGAACAATCACCCTGACGGCGGGTCAAGCACAGGAAACGCTGACCGATGATGTTGTGGATCTGTTGGAGGTTACGCTTCGTCGTGATGGTACAGACTACGAGGTTGAGCGGATCAGCCGTGGCGAATACGCTACGTTGCCGAACAAAACCACGCAGGGCCGCCCAAGTCAGTTCTACTTTGATCGTCAGATCGATCCTGTAATTAATCTGTGGTCAGTACCAGAGAACTCCACGGATCAGTTGATCTACTATTACGTTCGTAGGATCGAAGATGCTGATACCCTTGTTAATACTACTGATATGCCTTTTCGTTTCTATCCTTGTATGGTGGCGGGGTTAGCTTACTACATGGCAATGAAACGTGCGCCAGAGCGCGTACAGCTTTTGAAGTCTGTGTATGAGGAAGAGTTCCAACGTGCAGCGGACGAGGACGAGGGTCGTACACCGTTGAAGTTGCAGCCTAGCTTGAGTTACTTGAGGGTTTAATGGCATACGCTAGCGGAAAAAATGCTTGGGGTATATCGGATCGGTCAGGTCGCCGTTACCGTCTTCGTGAGATGAAGGTGGAGTGGACGGGTGCCAAGGTTGGTCCTGATGAGTTCGAGCCGAAGCATCCGCAGCTATATCCGCCCAAGGCGTATCCAGATCCCCAGGCGTTGCGTAACCCACGTCCAGAGTCGGACTTACCGGAGCAGCGTTCTATCCAGCATGGGTTTAATCCTGTTGGGTTCCAAGACATTCCAGGCGTTACGCCTGCTAACAATCTAGCACCTGTTGGTCAGGTAGGCACAGTTACAGTGGTGACATCATGAGTTATACATACGGACAATTAAAACAGGCTGTGCAGGATTATACGGAAAACGATGAAACGTCTTTCGTAAACAACATCCCGTCGTTTATCCGCATGGCGGAAGAGCGGATTCTGAAGAATGTGCAGCTTAGTTTGTTCCGCAAAAATGCGACTACAAATGTGGTTGCATCTAAAAAATACTTGCCATGTCCTTCAGACTTCTTGGCTCCGTTCTCGTTGAGCTACACAAAGACAAATGGCGACAAAGAGTTTGTCGAGTTTAAGGATGTCAGCTTCTTGCAGACATATACACCAGATGCCACCACTACGGGTGAGCCACGGTATTATGCTGTGTTCGATGTGGATAACTTTATTCTAGCACCAACGCCTGACACTACTTACGAAGTAGAGCTTCATTATTTCTACCGTCCACAAAGTTTGACTGCGTTGTCAGATAGCGGCACAACTTGGTTAAGTGAAAACGCAGAGATGGCCCTTCTTTACGGATCGCTCATAGAAGCGTATGTTTATATGAAGGGCGAACAGGATGTTATGGGGATGTATGCTGGTCGGTTCCAAGAAGCGGTCACTGGTGTTAAGATGCTAGGTGAAGCAAAAGAAACAACTGACCAGTACCGCACTGGTATGGTAATAAGGACTAAACAGTAATGTTTGAGTTTAAGTTAGACGTAGAGAAAGATACTCCGGTAGTGGGGGTTAGAACCACAGAGAATCGCGGGTTCACTCCTGAAGAACTAGCGGAGCAATGCGTCGAGAAAGTAATTTCGGTCTCCGATAATGCCCATCCAGGTATTAGGGACCAAGCCCGTGCTTTTTCTAAGCACATCGAAAAGCTGATTGCATATTATATGCGACAGGCTATTCGCAGCGACCGCACAACTGTGTATAATGCACTTAATGATGCGGGACATCCCGAACTGGCTGAACTCATAAGGAGACTATAACCATGGCCTTTACTGGAAACTTCATGTGTACATCATTCAAAGTTGAATTGATGCAAGCACAACACAACTTTACAAACTCAACAGGACATACCTTTAAACTTGCTCTGTATGACAACAATGCTTCATTTGATGCATCTACAACAGATTACACAACTTCTAACGAAGTTGCGGCGTCTGGTTCGTATGCAGCGGGTGGTGGCACGTTGACAAACGTAACTCCGACATCATCGTCTACGACAGCGTTCACAGACTTTGATGACATTACGTTTACGTCTGCAACAATTACTGCTCGTGGTGCGTTGATCTACAACACAACTACTGGCGGTGGCTCAGGCACAACTGATACGGTTGTTGTTCTGGATTTTGGTTCAGATAAAACATCTACATCAGGGGACTTCCAGATCGTATTCCCAACGGCTGACGCATCAAACGCTATTATCCGTATCGCCTAAGATAGGATAAGCCCATGTCGGATGTCACAGTAATCTTTGAAGGCTGGGGCCGAGGCACTTGGAGTAGCGGTGGTTTTGGCGCGGCTAACTCCGTTCCTTCTGCATCAGGGGAAGTCGGCTCAGTTACTGTGGTTGAAGGCCAAGGTGCCACGGCTCAAGTAGCGGGATACTGGGGTGGAGGACCTTGGGGTCAGGGCGTTTGGGGAACTTCGGTCTCTCCAGGACTTACGACCAGCGTTGGTTCAGTAAACGTAGTTGTAAAATACGCGTTTACAGGTGTTGAGGCGTCCACTGCGGTAGGCTCGGTTTCTATTGAAGCAGGCGCGGATGTCCCTGCAACGGGTATTACCGCTACTGGTGGTGTGGGTTCGGTTACTGTATCCGAAGGACAAGGTACGACTGTTGTCTTTGGTGGTTGGGGCCGAGGCACTTGGGGCGAAGGTCCGTGGAGTGAAAGCCTTGGTCTTGAAGCCACGGGTGAGGTTGGTCAGGTTGATCACTCTGGTGGTGCGGTTGTTCCAACAACGGGTATCGAAGCCACAACAAATGTAGGCTCGGTCACTGTAACAGGTGGTACGGGTATTGATGTTCCGGTCACTGCACCTGAGATAGCAAGTGCGGTTGGACAGATTACAATGACGGGTGATGCCAATGTCTATCCAGACGGTATCGCTCCTGTAGGAGAAGTCGGCACAGTTGAAGCCAAGGGTATCGCACGGATATTCTTGGAAGGGCTGTCCGCGACAGGCGAAGTTACAGTGCCTGCGGTAGAGGGTGACGCGAATGTTAACGTCACTGGAGTAGAGGCTAGCGGACAAGTAGGTTCTGTGCTAGTTTGGGATAGAATTGATCCAGACGCGACCGTTGTTTGGACTGAGATAGCAGCTTAGAGGAAACGATATGGCTACTTATACAACAAACGGCGGTATTAAAAAGATCGCCACAGGTGACGAATCCGGTACATGGGGTACGTCTACCAACCTTAACTTCGACATCATCGACCGCATTACAAACGGCGTTGGTACAATCACACTTTCTGGTACAACGCACACGTTGACGACTACGGACGGTACGCTGTCTGATGGTATGTTCCGTGTTCTTGTGTTGAGCGGATCTCCTTCTGGAACGAACACAATCACAGTTGCGCCGAATGACGCGCAGAAACTGTACATTGTAAAGAACGGCTCTGGTCAGGACGCAGTATTCTCGCAAGGCTCTGGTGCCAATGTCACAGTTGCGAACGGCAACTCAGCGGTTATCTATTGCGATGGCGCGGGTGCAGGGGCAGCGGTTACTGACATTTCATCTGACTTCGGTGCGTTATCGGCTTCGAACAACTTGTCTGATTTGGCGAGTGCAGCGACAGCGTTGACGAACCTTGGTGTGACGGCGACAGCGGCTGAGTTGAACTACAACGACATTACGACGTTGGGTACAGTTGAGGCGTCGAAGACGGTTACTGCGGATTCAAGTGGGAATGTTAGGTTTCCTGATAACGAAGAGCTACAGCTTGGGACAGGAGGCGATCTTAAACTGCTTCATACGGGTTCAGACAGTATTATCAGAGATGCTGGTTCAGGTGATTTGTATATACAGGCATCAAGCAATATTAGGTTCACAACGCCAGGTGGCGGAGAAACTTTCGCTCAGTTTACTGAGAACGGTGCGGTCGCACTTATGTATGACGACACAAACGTGATGCAAACTACGTCAACAGGCATCAACGTAACAGGCACAGCGGTCACTGACGGCGTTACTGTAGACGGCACCTTGGACATTGAGGAAGTGTACGAGAAGGTAGATACGGGTACATCCACAACAGGTACGCTAACCTTTAACACTCTAAGCCAAGGCGTAATGTACTTGACGGCTAACCAATCAGCCAACCGTACGATCAACTTCAGCAATGTGAATGCCAATCTTGGTATTGGTCAGTCGGTTACTTGTTCTATCCTGTCTACCCAAGGCAGCACCGCTTACTACTTCAACGCTTATCAAGTTGATGGTTCGACGGTCACGCCTAAGTGGTCAGGTGGTACTGCGCCGAGTGCAGGTAACGCATCAAGTATCGACGTATATACGTTCACGATTATTAAAACAGCGGACGCGACGTTCACGGTTCTAGCTAGCCAGACGCAGTTTGCATAATTAACGGGGTAAACAGATGACCGATTATATCAAAAAGAACGGTGTAATTCACCAGAAAGAGATTTTGTTTGCCCCAATGCTTGCTACTTTTGGTGGTGGTTCCGCGCGAGGATTTAATCCTGGTGGTGGTACGAGCGGCCCAACGACGGAGGGCGGTACAATAACGGAAATTACTGATGGCGGCACAACCTATCGTGTGCACACGTTTACATCCAGTGGTAATTTTGTTGTATCTGGTGCCTCAGGAGAAACTCTGCACTATCTTCTGATAGGTGGAGGCGGCGGCGGCGGTGCAGTTGGGACTACTGGTGGTTGGTGCTCTGGAGGGGGTGGAGGAGCAGGCGGATTACGCACCTCTTTCGGCTCCACGAATGGGGGCGGTCAATCCGTAAGCTCAACTTTAACGCTCACAAACGGCACATATGCTGTGACTATAGGCGGCGGCGGCGCGGGAGCGATTGTTCAAGCTTCTGCCGATACAGCTTCCAAAGGCTCGACATCTAGTTTTGCATACTCCTCCACGTATACCTCGGGAGGCGGCGGCGCGGGATCGCAATATGAAAGTAACAACAATATGGCCGCAAATGGAAGTGGCAGTGGGGGAGGAAACGGAGACTGCTCTAGTTTTACTGGTGGTGGTAGTAGTGGTACTTACGGATTTAATGGTGGAGATAAAGGAGGAAGTAGCTCTGGAGGCGGCGGCGGTGCGGCGGAAGTTGGGGAGGATGGAGGAAGTAGCTCTGGAGGCGATGGTGGAAATGGAATTGATATTTCAATTACTGGATCAAGCGTTGGTTACGGAGGAGGCGGTGGCGGCGGTAGGTATGCCCCCGCAAACCAAGCCGCATGTGGATCTGGTTCTCACGGCGGCGGGGACAGCCTCCTAGGGGCAACCGCTCAATCAGGCACGGCAAACACGGGTGGCGGTGGCGGCGGTGCCTCTACAAACACGGTTGGTAGCCTTAGGTTTGGTGGCGGGAATGGCGGCTCTGGTGTCGTAATTTTACGGTTTGCAATTAGTTAAGGAGGCAGAATGGCACACTTTGCAGAAATTGATAGTGACAACGTGGTTGTGCGTGTTCTTGTTGTTCCCAACGATCAGGAGGACAGGGGTCAAGACTTTTTAGCAAACGATCTCGGTTTGGGTGGCACTTGGGTTCAAACATCATACAATCATAACTTTCGCAAAACTTTTGCGGGAATTGGATATACATATGACGCTGTAAATGATGTTTTTATTGCCCCACAACCATACCCATCGTGGACGCTTGACGCTAACTTTGATTGGCAACCGCCCGTCCCTTACCCGCAGCCAGATCCAGATGCGGAACAACTTGCGGAAAATCTCGGGATATCACCGTCCGCCACGGCTTACACCTGGGACGAGCAATCTCAATCGTGGATTTAAAATTTTATTAAGAGGGTTAAATGCCTTTAACCAAGCTCCAGTTTAAACCAGGCATTAACAAAGAAACCACTTCGTACTCTAACGAAGGGGGCTGGTATGACATGGACAAGGTTAGGTTTCGTTTTGGCTATCCTGAAAAAATAGGCGGGTGGATCAAGGACTCAGCTAATTCGTTTCTTGGGTCTGCCCGTGCAATGCATCCTTGGGTTAGCTTGAACTTGGATGAATACTTGGGTGTAGGTACTGCGTTCAAGTACTATATCAACCAAGGTGGTGCGTTCTACGACATCACTCCTATCCGTACAACTACGGCAGCGGGTGATGTAACATTTACGGCGACTAATGGCTCTGACGAAATACAGGTCACAGACTCTAGCCACGGCGCGGTGGAGAACGATTTTGTTACATTTTCGGATGCAGTATCACTGGGTGGGAACATCACGGCGGCAGTTCTGAACCAAGAGTACCAGATCGACACGATTGTGGACTCAAACAACTACATCATTCGCGCTCGTGAAGTCGCACCTATGACGGAGATCACAGTGGACGGCGTATATACGCCAACGTATGTGACAGCAAACTC